TTTGCCACGGGGGGTATATGTGCTATAGTTTATGGACTGGTGCGTCCTACGCCCTGCGGGTACTATGACTATCGAAATTGAACCTTCCAAAGAGCACCCCCTTCCATATATAGCTATGGATGCTGAGACCGGCTCTTTTGCGGAGGAGATGGCTGTTGCCTCCAATACTCACGAATTACTTGAGCAACTAGGGTACCCACCTGAGTTAGACCCGGACACGGCTAAGCAAGCAGCATCCACCCTCTCGGATGCGTTAAAGACTCAAAACAAGTCAGTATTTAGTTCTCCACCAGCCGCATTTGCTGCACGGGAGTTCTTGCGTATATATAGTGCGCGTCTGGCGATGGAGATGAGTGATGTGCGTTCTGCACTCACTAACAAGCTGCTTGAGTTGGCTAACTGTGGCGACCCAAAGTTTGAGTTGAAAGCCATTGAGTTGCTGGGTAAGCACAGCGACATCGCCCTATTTACAGAGCGCAGCGAAGTTACAATCAACTACAAGAACTCCGAGGACTTGGAGTCTGCCATTAAGGAACGTGTTAAACGCCTGATGAATGCAGATATTGTGGATGTGACCCCCCTGTCGGCAAATAGCCTTGATGATGAACTTGGGGTAGCCTCGGAAGAACCACATCCACTAGATAAAGATTACATTGCAATCTAACCCCACCCCAAGTTCTTCGTTTAGCCTGAAAGATATCCCTAGGATATTGCACCTACTTCCACAGGCAGAACAAGCCAAGTTGCTTGAGGACTTGGAGTTGCTGGAACGCCTGAAGAGTAAAGAGTTAGCCCAGACCAAGTTCATGCCGTTTGTCAATAAGGTGTGGCCTACGTTCATACACGGGCGGCATCATGAGAAGATGGCTACTGCCTTTGAGCGCGTGGCTAGTGGGGAGGTGAAGCGTCTCATTATTAATATGCCACCCCGCCATACTAAATCAGAGTTTGCTAGTTACTTGTTGCCAGCGTGGTTCTTGGGCAGGTTCCCCCATAAGAAGGTCATCCAAGCCTCGCATACAGCGGAGTTGGCGGTGGGGTTTGGGCGGAAAGTCCGAAACTTGGTGGACTCGGAAATCTACAAGTCCATTTTTCCCGGCGTATCGCTACAGACTGACTCTAAAGCAGCGGGTAGATGGAACACAAACAGCGGAGGTGACTACTTTGCTATCGGTGTAGGCGGTGCGGTGACAGGTAAGGGTGCTGACGTACTCATTATTGACGACCCCCACTCCGAGCAAGAGGCTGCGTTAGCAGAAACCAACGCCGACATATACGACAAAGCCTACGAATGGTACACATCCGGCCCTCGCCAACGTCTGCAACCGGGTGGGGCAATCATCATGGTGATGACGCGGTGGTCTAAGAAGGACTTGACCGGCCAAGTGTTGAAGGCTGCGGCCCAAAGAAGCGGGGAAGAGTGGGAAGTTATCGAGTTTCCAGCCCTTTTTGAGGGGGATCGGCCACTTTGGCCTGAATTTTGGTCACAAGAAGAGCTTTTAGCCCTTAAACAGGAACTTCCAGCCAGTAAATGGTCTGCACAGTACATGCAGAACCCCACTTCTGAGGTTTCGGCCATCATAAAACGGGAGTGGTGGAAGATATGGGAGTACGACGACCCACCCAAGTGCGACTTCATTATCCAGTCTTGGGATACCGCCTTCCTGAAGACCGAGCGCAGTGACTATTCAGCCTGTACAACGTGGGGGGTGTTCTTTATACCCGACGACAACGAGAAGTTGCACACCAACATAATACTTCTGAACAGCTTCAAGAGGCGCATGGAGTTTCCAGAGTTAAAGCGGGTAGCCTTTGATGACTTCCAAGAATGGCAACCTGATGCGCTGATTGTCGAGGCAAAAGCGTCCGGTGCGCCGTTGGTATTTGAACTTCGGGCAATGGGTATTCCTGTGCAGGAGTTTGTGCCCAGTCGGGGTAACGACAAGATTTCTAGGCTAAATGCCGTAGCGGACATATTTGCATCAGGTCAGGTTTGGGTGCCTAATACACACTGGGCTGATGAACTTGTTGAAGAAGTAGCAAGTTTTCCATCGGGAGAACATGATGACCTTGTGGATTCCATGACACAGGCATTGCTACGCTTCAGGCGTGGGGGATTTCTACGTCTTGAATCCGACGAACCAGAACCTAAAAAGCAATTTAGACGGCGCAAACAGGGCTACTACTAGGACTAAGGAAACAATATGGCAATTGACAAAGCACTCAATCAAGCCCCTCAAGGACTTGGTGCGGCACTGGCACAAATGCAACCGGAGGAACCTGATCTGGAAATTGAGATTGAGAACCCCGAGTCGGTCAAGATCAATGGCGTGGAGGTTATGCCGGAAGAGTCATCCGACGAGTTCAATGTCAACCTTGCCGAGGAGATGGATGACCGGGCATTGCAGAGTTTAGCATCTGAGTTAATTGGGCAATACGACGATGATGTATCGTCACGCAAAGACTGGATGCAGACGTATGTAGATGGTCTTGAGTTACTGGGGATGAAGATTGAAGACCGCACGGAGCCTTGGCCCGGTGCTTGTGGTGTGTACCACCCGTTGCTGTCAGAGGCGTTAGTTAAGTTCCAGTCAGAGACAATCATGGAGACTTTCCCTGCTGCGGGGCCGGTCAAGACCGAGATCATCGGCAAAGAAACCCCTGAGAAGAAAGAAGCCGCTGTCCGGGTGCAAGCGGATATGAACTACCAGTTGACCGAGGTAATGGTTGAGTACCGCCCTGAGCACGAGCGCATGTTGTGGGGTCTGGGACTTGCGGGTAATGCGTTCAAGAAAGTCTACTTCGATCCCGGTATGAATAGGCAGGCGTCCATATTTGTACCTGCTGAAGATATTGTTGTTCCTTATGGTGCGAGTAATCTTCAGACTGCCGAGCGAATCACGCATGTCATGCGCAAGACCAAGAACGAGTTGCTCAAACTACAGGCGGCTGGGTTCTATCGTGATGTGGACTTGCCACCTCCAACCAATACGCTTGATGACGTAGAGAAGAAAATTGCGGAGAAGATGGGCTTCAGGGCTACATCGGATAGCCGCTACCGGCTCCTTGAGATGCAAGTCGATCTGGACTTGGAAGGGTACGAAGACGTAGACGAGGATGGAGAAGCCACAGGTATTGCCCTGCCATATATCGTGACTATTGATAAGGGCACCAGCCTAGTACTCGCTATACGCAGGAACTGGGAACCTGATGATAAGACCTGTGCCAAGCGCACCCACATGGTTCACTACGGCTATATACCGGGCTTTGGGTTCTACCACTTCGGACTGATACATCTTATTGGTGCGTTTGCCAAGTCGGGTACTTCGTTGCTGCGCCAGCTTGTTGATGCAGGTACGCTGTCTAACCTACCGGGTGGCTTCAAGACGCGAGGCATGCGGGTAAAGGGCGATGACACGCCTATCGCTCCCGGTGAGTTCCGAGATGTGGATATTCCCAGTGGGGCGTTGCGCGACAACCTGATGCCGCTGCCGTACAAAGAGCCTAGCCAAGTACTGGTTGGGCTGATGAACCAGATAGTTGATGAAGGACGTAGGTTCGCATCCGCCGCTGACCTCCAAGTAGCGGATATGTCGGCACAGTCTCCTGTCGGCACTACCTTGGCTATTCTTGAGCGCACCCTGAAGGTTATGAGCGCAGTTCAGGCTCGCATCCACTACTCCATGAAACTTGAATTGAAGTTGCTCAAGGGGATCATCAGGGACTATACCCCGGAAGAATATAGCTACGAGCCGGAAGAGGGTACGCCCAAGATCAAGAAGTCTGACTACGATCAGGTTGATGTAATACCCGTGTCTGACCCTAACGCGGCCACCATGAGTCAGAAGGTAGTTCAGTATCAAGCGGCGTTGCAGTTGGCACAAACAGCCCCCCAGTTGTACAACTTGCCGGTGCTTCACCGTCAGATGCTTGAGGTGCTGGGTATCAAGAACGCCAACAAGCTGGTGCCCATCGACGAGGATAGGAAACCAGTTGATCCCATAACGGAGAACCAGAACATTCTGTCTATGAAGCCGGTCAAGGCGTTTCTGTACCAAGACCATAAAGCCCATATTCAGGTGCATATGTCGGCTATGCAAGACCCCAAGATTCAACAGATTGTGGGTCAGTCTCCTATGGCGCAAGCCATCATGGCGGCTATGTCTGCTCACATTAACGAACACATTGGGTACGAGTACCGCAAACAGATGGAACAACGCATGGGGATGATGCTCCCATCGCCGGAGAAGTTAGAACAAGATGGAATCCCAGAGGCTATGGAGGTTCAGATATCTCAGCTAGCCGCTCAAGCAGGACAACAGTTACTCCAGCAGAACCAACAGGAAGCAACTGCGCAGAAGAACCAACAATCGGCTCAAGACCCATTGATCCAACTGCAACAACAGGAACTGCAAATCAAACAGGGCGAATTGCAACGCAAGGAAACGAAGGACAAGATCGACGCTGCTGCCAAGGCAGACCAGTTAGAAATAGAGAAGGAGCGTATCGCGGCCCAAGAACGCATTGCTGGTTTGCAGATAGGGGCTAAAACTGCCAAAGACAAGGCTGACCTTGCTGCCAAGCAGCAACTTGAAGGACTTCGTATTGGTACTGACGTTGCCCACAAAAAGGCGCAACTAGCACGACAAAACCAAACTCCGAAAGGTAGCGGTCAATAATGGATACAACGCTGGAGGTATTGAGCAAGCAGTATCAATCCAAGCGCATGCAGATTGTAGAAGCCCTGTCTAGCGGGGCAGCAAAGGATTACGCGGAATACCGCGCAATGTGTGGTGAGGTTCGGGGTCTTCTCACCGCAGAGATTTATATCGAAGACCTTGCGAAACGATTGGAGACTGACGACGATGAGTGAAATCCTGATCGGTGTGGACGCTACGCCACTGCCGGATACAGCAGAAAAGAAAGCCAAGCAGATACCGGAGCCTTCTGGGTTCCATATGCTGTGCATGGTTCCTGAAGTTGAAGACAAATTTGATAGCGGCATTATCAAAGCAGATACCACTCTTTTTGCGGAGGAACGGCTTACTACTGTTCTGTTCGTTATGAAGTTGGGGCCGGATGCTTACAAAGACCTTACAAAGTTCCCTACTGGGCCTTGGTGCAAAGAAGGTGATTTTGTTCTGGTTCGTCCACACTCAGGGTCACGCCTGAAGATTCACGGACGCGAGTTCCGCATTATCAACGACGATACCGTCGAGGCCGTAGTCCAAGACCCTCGCGGAATCTCACGCGCATAGGGGTAAATCATGGCCGATAACTTTAAGTTCCCAGACGAAGTGGATGACGTAGACCAGACCAAACAGGATGCAGTAGCTGATGCTCCTGAAGTTGAGATAGAGATTGTTGACGATGCCCCATCATCTGATCAGGGCAGGGAACCTCTGTCCAAGGAGACAGTAGCAGAACTGGAAAAAGACGACCTTGAGGACTATTCAGACAAGGTAAAACGGCGCATGTCCCAGATGAAGCGTGTCTGGCATGACGAGCGTAGGGAGAAGGAACAAGCCCTTCGGGAGCATCAGGAGGCTGTTACTTTTGCCCAGCATGTCCTTGAAGAGAACAAGCGCCTAAAAACCACACTAACTGAGGGGGCTAAACAGTACGCAACAACCGCCCAGTCTGCTGTGGATATGGAGGTAGAGGCAGCTAAACGCTCCTACCGGGACGCTTACGATTCTGGGGATGCGGATAGGATTATTGACGCTCAGCAGAAAATGACTGAAGCGAGCCTAAAGCAGGATAAAGTCAGGAATTTCAAGGTACCTTTACAAGATTCCTCAGATGATGTACAAGTACCTCAACATGTACAACAGCAACCGCAAAAACCTAACTACCATCCCACTACAGCAGCATGGATGGACAAGAACACTTGGTATGGGCCGGATACGCTAATGACTGGCCTAGCCATGAGTAAGCATGCGGAACTGGTGGCTAAGTTTGGCCCCGGTTATGCTGGTACCGATGAATATTTTGCTGATATCGACAAGGAAGTCCACAAAAGATTTCCTGAGAAGTTTGAAGAAGAAGTACAAACGCAGTCCGGGGGCGTCAAGCCCGGCTCGCGCAGTGAGTCACGACCCGCTACAGTAGTTGCACCCGCCACGCGAAGCACAGCGTCTAAAAAAATTGTGCTAAAGGCGAGCCAAGTAGCTCTTGCTAAGAAGTTTGGCTTGACCCCCGAGCAATATGCTCTTGAAGTGCAACGACTGGAAGCCTGATCATGACCCAAAACAGACTTGTACGCGAACTGGAATCCCGCGAAACTACTCAACGTGGTCAAGCGTGGGCACCTCCACAATTGCTACCCTCACCTAATCCGCAACCGGGATGGGCATTCAGGTGGGTACGGACGGCAATTATGGGTCAGTTCGACCCAACAAATGTCTCTGCAAAATTTCGTGAAGGCTGGGAGCCGGTTAAAGCTGAAGATCATCCAGAAATACCGTCTCAGTCCGACCAGAATAGTCGTTTTAAAGGCAGCATCGAGATTGGCGGCTTGCTGTTGTGCAAGATTCCACAGGAGTTTATGGATCAACGCGCAGCGCATTACAAACGTGCAAGCGACAATCAAGTTGAAGCCGTTGACAGTAGCTTTATGAAGACCAACGACCCAAGGATGCCTCTGTTTTCAGAGCGTAAGTCGTCTACCTCCTTTGGTCGCGGGGCTAAATAACTTAACTTTTTAGGAGTCTAACAATGGCTTATCCGACAGTTTCAGCCACTTACGGGTTTCGTCCCGTAAATCTACTGGGAGGACAGGTTTTCTCTGGTTCCACTCGGCAGATGGCTATTGCGTCTGGTCACGCCACCAATATTTTCTTTGGTGATTGCGTAATCATGTCTACCAATGGCTGTATCAACAACAACACCGTTACCAATACTGGTACGGCAATTGTTGGAATTTTCATGGGTTGCAGCTACATCAATTCGTCTGGTCAGCGTGTGTTTGGGCAGTACTACCCAGCCACGATCTCCAACGCTGTTGATGGCGCAAACGCCACCGTTGCTTTTGTTGCTGACGACCCCGATCTGGTAATGAAAGTTGCCATTCAATCTGCCGCTGATGCCGCTCCGTCTGCTAGTCAGGCGAACCGTGCCGCTCTGGTAGGCGGAAACGTGGATATCATCTACCAAACGTCCAAAGGCAGCACGGCTACGGGTGATGGTACTCAAGGTGTTGCAAACGCTGGTGTAGCCTCCGCTACGCTTCCTGTCAAAATCATCGACGTTGTTCCCGATACCGCGCCAGCTACCGGCTCGTTCGTGGAAGTTTTGGTTACTTGGAACCAATTCGCCCATCTGTATCGCAATACAACTGCGTTGGCGTAAGGAGATAAATCATGGCTATTTCACGCGCACAACTACTGAAAGAACTTCTTCCGGGTTTGAATGCTCTGTTTGGTCTGGAGTATGCAAAGTACGGCGAAGAGCATAAAGAGATTTTCGAGACTGAAACCTCTGAGCGTTCTTTTGAAGAAGAAACGAAACTGTCTGGCTTCAGTGCCGCCCCTGTGAAGAACGAAGGAAGCGCGATTTCCTACGACAACGCACAGGAAGCATGGACTGCCAGATACCAACACGAAACTATTGCTCTTGGTTTCTCGGTGACGGAAGAGGCTGTCGAAGACAACCTGTATGACTCTCTGTCTGCACGTTATACCAAGGCTCTGGCCCGTGCCATGTCGTACACCAAGCAAGTTAAGGCTGCTGCAATCCTTAACAACGCATTTGCTGGTGGCCCGACCTACGGTGACGGTGTTGTCCTGTGTTCTGCTTCGCATCCGCTGGTTTCCGGTGGCACGAACAGCAATACGGGCGGTGCTGCCGACCTGAATGAAACCTCGCTTGAGGCTGCTGTTATTCAGATCGCTGGTTGGACGGATGAGCGTGGTTTGCTGATCGCTGCCAAACCCCGTAAGCTGATTGTTCCTCCTGCTTTGATGTTCGTTGCTACGCGCCTTCTGGAAACGGAACTGCGTACCAGTACCAACAACAACGACATCAACGCTCTGAAGAACAATGGTTCGATTCCTGAAGGGTACCGTGTTAATCACTTCCTGACGGATACGAACGCTTGGTTCCTGATGACTGACGTACCTAACGGTCTGAAGCATTTTGTCCGGACGCCTCTGGCGAACTCAATGGATGGTGACTTCGATACGGGGAATGTGCGTTACAAGAGCCGTGAGCGTTACAGCTTCGGTGCTTCTGATCCGCTTGGCATCTTCGGTGCCTCTGGTTCTTCGTAATAGAATCAGGTAGTTAGTAGTTGAGAGGGGCCACTTCGGTGGCCCTTTTCTTTTGTACTATCGTTAGCAAAGGCACTACCTGTATCAAAACCAAATTCGTAAGCCTTTTCGAAAAGTATGTATTTCTCGGTTCATTGGTGTATTATGGCTCTACTTTCAAAGGAGCCAACCATGCAATTCTACGTGTACGTCTACCTAGACCCCCGCCCACTAAAACTTAATCAACCTGTCTATGTAGGTAAGGGAACGGGGGATCGTGACCTATCCCACTGGTCTAGGGGGTCGCATAACAAACCGCTGCAAGACTTCCTCTCCCATCTGCGGGGGCGCAATATGGCTGCGCTGGTAGAGCGAGTGTTTGAAACAGATAACGAGCAAGAAGCCTTTGCTAAGGAGATGCAGTTAATTGAACTCTATGGGCGGCGGGACTTAAAGACGGGGACGCTGTTTAACCGCACCGATGGGGGTGAAGGCCCGTCTGGAATGATAAGGACTCCTGAGCAAAAGGCAGTAGATAGTAAGTTTTCTCGTGAACATTGGGCAGACCCCGCTTATAGGGGCAAAATTGTTGCGTCACAAAAGATAGTCCAAGGCACCCCCGAAGCCCGTACCAACAAATCCGCTGCTGGTCTCAAAACGTGGCAGGACACAGAGGTGCGTTCCAAACGGCAACGCGGGATCAAAGCGGGGCGTAGTACAGAAGCCTCCAAAGCCAAAACAAGCCACCAAGCCAAAAGGCAGTGGGCTGACCCAGAATACGCTGCATCCCAGACGGTCAATAACAGGGAGATAGCCAACCGCCCCGAAGTCAAGGCCGCAAAAGCCGCTGCGCTCAAGGCGCGTTGGGCTGACCCAGAATTCAAGGCACGGATGCTTGCAGCCCGTAATAAGCACGTTGACACCCCCACGCCCCCAGCGTAAAGTGTTAGCACATCTGGGAATTTTGACTTGCACAGACTGCCCCAGCAGACTTGTTAGAGACGGTGCAAGGATGTGCTAACACACAAAGGATTTACAAATGGCTATTTCGACATTCGACGGCCCCGTCCGTTCGCTCAATGGTTTCTACTCCCAAGGGCCGGGAAACATCCTCACCCTTGGTGCTACGGTAACGCTTTCTGTTGCTACCCACGCTGGTCACACCCTGCTGGTTCCGGCAACCTGCGCTATAACGCTCCCAACTATTATTACTACGGCCGATGCGGCAACTGCTGGCCCCGGCTCTGATCCCAATACCCTGAACAACATTGGCGTTGAATTCAATCTGTTCTACAACGCTATCGCTGCGGATACCACTACGCAGACAGTAACTTGTGGCGGCTCAGATAAATTTGTTGGTTCGTTGACGGTGATGGGTACTACGACGATGGCTTTTGCCTCTGTGACCAACACGATTATTACGTTGAACAAAACCACCACTGGTGGAGCAGCACGGGGTAGCATGATTAAGCTAGTTCCGCTGGCAGCTAATCTTTGGTCTGTCAACGGCATCCTGCTTGGTTCGGGTAGTGTTGCCACGCCTTTCTCCTAACCTTCAGGGGGCTTCGGCCCCCGTATTACATCTAGGAGATTGTTATGATGCAAGGCGACAATTTTGCAGTATCCCCAACCACAAATGCTGGTTACTACCGCGCTTCTGCGGCAAGTACTGGTACGGCGGCTTATACGCTGCTTCAAACCACTGCTGGCCCAAACGGTATTGGGTACAAAGTCTCTATCGTTTCCACGGCAGATGACTCTAGCAAGACGTTTACAATCGTTGGTCACAAAATGGGGACGATTCCGGGTGTTGTTACTACGGAAGTTGTTACCGGCCCCAATGCGACTACCGTTTATTCCACCAACTACTATGACCGCATAACCAGCATCACGCCTAGCGCAACAACGACTGGGAGTATTGGTGTTGGTGTTCTTGGAACTAGCGTAGCCCTGCCTCGCACCCGTGTGAAGGGTGTGTACTACGTTGGCACATCTGCCGCAGGGTCTATCAAAGTAAATCTAAACTCAGCTACCGGCATTTTGCTGCTGCAAGTTGACACCCCAGCTTCCGCGACCTCTAACCAGTATATGCTTCTGACTGGTGGTATTTTGGTTGGTGGCAGCAATGCTTTGGGCGCACTGACGATGGATATTGGTATCGTAACTCTGACAAACGTCACTTTCTCAACCATCATTTGCGGCTAACAGGAGATAACGTGCAACTCCAAAAGGGTTTTGACCTCGCTGGTAAGAAGTTGATGATTGGTCTTCCCGCTTACGACCACAAAGTAGGCGTGAAGATGGCTATATCGTTGATGCAGCTTGGGCAGAAGTTGATGGAACACGGGATCGACGTACAGGTTAATAGCCTCTGCGGATGCTCTGTTGTATCTCGCGCACGGAACATTATTGCTCATCAGTTCATGAAATCGGACTGCGACAACCTGATGTTCATTGATGCGGATATGACGTTCAGCGCAGATGACGTTATCCGGCTGATGTGCTGGAACCAAGAGAAAGCCATTGTTGCCGGTGCTTATGAAGCCCGTAAAGAAGGCAAAATTTACATCGTGTCACTAGATGGTGGGCATGGTGTAAACGGGCCTCAAGGCAAGGTCACGATGGATGAAGCTGGTCTTGTCAGGGCTTACCGTGTAGCCACTGGTTTCATGATGATCCAACGGCGCGTGTTTGAAGTTCTTAAAGCAGCCCATCCTGAGTGGGAGCATAAGGACACGAATACCGAAGAGCGGATGTATGCTTACTTTGACTTCAAGGTAACTCCTGAAGGTTATATTGGCGAGGACTTCCTGTTCTGTGATCGTGCGCGGGAACAGGGTTTGGACATCTGGCTAGACCCGACAATTAAGCTGGGTCACATGGGCATTCATGAGTTCAAGAGTGACTTTGGAAACGATGTTCTTTATCCCTCTATGATGGCGGCGCAGACACTTAGTACGGCGGCGTAAATGGCTAAGACACCAGCATGGCAAAGAGCAGAAGGAAAGAGTCCCAAGGGTGGTTTGAACGCGAAGGGCAGGGCATCGTACAACGCGGCGAACCCCGGAAAACCCGGCTTGAAGCGGCCCCAACCCGAAGGCGGCTCCCGGCGCGATTCATTCTGTGCGAGGATGACGGGGATGAAGAAGAAGCTGACTTCCGCGAAGACAGCAAATGACCCGAATAGCCGCATAAACAAAAGCCTTCGGGCTTGGAAGTGCTAGGAGATAGATA